CTTTGTAGGCGTAATCATTAACGACTACACCTGGTAGGACCACACCGGACCTAGCTCGTGGTTGGACAAGACCACGAGCTTGGATAAGGAAAGAACTGCCAGAAACCCCACCAAATAACCACCCACATAGACTGTAGGCTGTTGGAGAAGCTAACATAGGAATTTTAGCTGACTCCGACATATCGAGGACCTCATCATATAAAGTCCAAAGGAGACTAAACCGAATTAACTTATAGTCTTTTCGATCCAATCTCCAATTGACTTGACAGATAGGGCCTTCGAATAGGTCATCTAGTTTTACCCAGGGATCCAACGCCACCTTTGAGTACCAAAGTAAGTAGCGGTTCCACTGATCCATCCATGCTCTGAGCATTGTATATTCCAGGAATTCGAAAATTCCCGGTTTTTCAAACAATGTCTCAGGGGGGAGCTTTAAGTCAGACGGCCTAAGTTGTTTTATCAACTTCCGAATGACCGCGGCTCTTACATGGGGATCAAGTAGTCGTCCCCTTCCTAGCCAGAGCTCATAATGGCCCTTACCAAGAAGGTACCGGAGCTGCATGATTCTAAGAAGCCGAAGCCTCTTAGGATCAGCCAAACTTCGGTAACCTTTCCCACCCACCCGAGCCAGAGTTGTAACTCTTTGACATCGGTATTTTAAACCGATTGTCAATAGCCCGAATGGGGTGAAAAAGTCACATAGAGCTCTAGCGGATATAGGACTTATATCCTTTGAAAGCGCTCTAATACGAAGCCTTTTGGCGAATTCAGCAGCACCAGAAGTCGATATCAAAGACTTTTGGTAAGAGATACCGACCTTGATGCGGCCGAGCGTCCGCTCATACTCCGCTGCGACATTACTGTCAGCAATAACCACGTCATCACCGAGAATACCGTAACGGGTGAAGTGTTTCCCTGGATACACCTTCTCAGCACACCACCACACCAAATAATGGTGTGATAATGTAAAGAGAGGCCAAGAGGAATAATACCCTAAGGGTTGACCCGCGATGAACGATAGAGCAGCATGTCGCCTTTTAACAAATGGTATTTCAAAAATGTTATAGGCTAATGCTGTTCTAACAGCTCCCGCGAATTTGTTCCCAAAGAGATGGGACATGATTTCAAATAAGATCTGGAGAGGCCACCTATCTGTGGCTGCTCGTAGATCGAATGAGAAACATACCATCTCGCCAACTAAATTATCCAGAGGTTTTTCTTGATTAAAAGTACCATCAGTAGGTAATGGACGTAAAACCTCCATCAACCACTGATGTACTGGTTTCAGTAATCTCTGATTAATATAGTTTCCTATGGCGAATATTCTCCGCTTACCCCCTCCTTCAACCGACTGGCCCAAGCGGCCCATTATAGGAACCCTACGGTTGGGCTCATGAAACATTGGAAAAGGATTAAACAACTTCTCTGACAGATCATAGCAAAGATCTGTCAGAAGATCGTTATTGTCATCCAATGCGTAACGAGTCATGGGCGGCCATAGGATGGTCTGGGACAACATACCTTCAAGCTGCTGACTACTTTCTCTCAAGAGAGTGAAAGCATCCACTTCATATGGAAGAGCAGGGAAACAAGATACCAATCTTCGGATCCCTAACTCTTTCAGAGCTGTCTGGAAAACTCTGTTGACCGACCTAGTCG